TACCAGCACCTTCTTTAGTTGACTGATAGTTCTTACCCTTACCAACAGTTGTTTTAGCAATAGGCTTATCGTGCTTATCCATTGCAGAGCGAATGTGGTCTTTACGATTCACATCTCACCCATTTCAGTCTTCTTTGATTCTTTTTTCTTCTCGCCTTTTTCTTCACCAGATTTCATGTGTTTCTCAAGTAATGCGCCTAACTTTGCTTTACGAGCTTCACGCTGAGTTGATAGTGCAATTGCCACCGCTTGTTTCTGTGGTTTACCTGCTTTAATTTCAGTTGCAATGTTCTTGCCTACTGCTTCTTTTTTAGATGATTTGATGAGCATATAAGCCTTATTTGAGGAATTGGATTTTAAATATGGTGGTGTCGATTAATTGAGAGATGTTATCAATAAGTTGCACAATCTCTGAGTCTTTAGGTAAATTCTCTCTTGCTTCTTTAACAAACGCTTGGAGTTTCTTGAGGTATTCTAGTGGTGTGCCTGTTGGCTTATGATAAGAGTCTGGGAAGTTTTTAATCTGCCCGTAGATGCCCATGTAAGCCTCCACAAGTTCATCTGTGGCTTCAATGATGCCATCATAGAATTCACCGAGAGCGATATGCTGAGAATAAGAATTAGTTGACCAATGCTCTAAATGAGTATTAGTGCTTGAATGAAGCAAAGTTACTGCGAACAGGGCCATCTCATCCATATCAACTCCTTTTTGCTATTTTACCATATTGGCTAGTTTTTGAACATCTTCAATATTGTTTACACGCATTACAGTTCCACCTTGCCACTTTGACATAAATTCAAGTTGTGATTCAGTCCATTTAGCTTGTTCACTTGATTTTATCTCTACTAACACAGTTTTTCCGTTCTTTCCCGTCATTAAATCGGGAAATCCTGCTCCCACATGAGAGGTAATATACACAGAAAACCCTAATCTGCGAAACTCTGCCACGATTTCTTGTTGATTCTTGTCAACTCGTTTATTGTAATTCATTGAATTATCACATTATTATGTTATAAAGCATTTATTATAGGGGTAAATATGAAATATTCATCCGATGAAGAATTTATACGAGTGTGGCTAGAATTAAAATCTGCTACTAAAGTTGCTAATTTTTTTAAGCAAACTGTTCGTTCAGTATATATTCGCAGAAAAGCCCTTGAAGCAAGGCACAAGATTTCTTTAGATGCAAATTCAGGCACATTTACACCAACAAGATTAATAACCCCTGGCAATATGCGTAGGGAACTTGAAGTAGATTTTGGAATGGTTGTAGTGTTTAGTGATGCTCACTTTTGGCCTGATGAACCAACTCCTGCCTATCGAGCATTACTTCGATTTATTGAAATATATAAACAAGACATTGTATGTGTGGTCAATAATGGTGATGCGTTTGATGGTGCATCGATCTCAAGGTTTCCATCAATCAATTTTAATAAGTTACCAACTGTCAAAGAAGAACTTGAGGCTTGTCAAACATCTCTAATTGAAATAGAGAAACGAGTATTAAAACAAACACCTTTGATCTGGCCAATGGGAAATCACGATGCTCGATATGAACAGTTAATTGTCAATAAAGCACCAGAGCTTCAAGGTCTTAAAGGTACGCAACTGAAAGACTATTTTCCATTGTGGCAGCCTTGTTATTCATTTTGGATTAATCGCAATACAGTCATTAAGCACCGATACAAAGGTGGAGCAATGGCAGGTAGAAATAATACGATTCATGGTGGTATTAACTTTGTGACTGGGCATACTCATGTGGGTGCAGTTAATTTATTTACAGACTATAACGGGACAAGATATGGTGTTCAGACTGGTACTCTTGCTAATCCTATAGGTAGACAATTTGAGTATGCAGAAGATAATCCAAAGGACTGGATGGCTGGGTTTGCGGTATTAACTTTTTACGAGGGCAAGTTATTGATGCCTGAACTTGTACAACTTTACGATGACGATCACTTTGAATTCAGGGGACAGATTCATGAAAGCCACCCCTAAGATACTTGAATCAATTTATTGTTTAATCTGCCAATTACCTCCAGTAAATAAATGGAAGATGCCTAACACAGCGGAGATTGACTTTAAAGTAGCCGATAAAGTATTCCATGATGGTGAAGAATGTTACGCAACTTATACATTTAATGGTGAAACCGACTTACATGAAATCCTAATTTCTCGTGAAATGAATCCGAATTTTACGATTCTACTTTCCTCAATGTTGCACGAATGTATTCATATTAGAAGATTAAATAAATCTGAAGATTGGCATTTGCACGATGCAGTCTTTAAGAAATATGCTAAAGAAATATGCGAGAACTATGGAATTGAAAGAATCGGTTTTTAATGTATCTTATTTGATACATATTGTTTGTTTTTATTCATAATGTATTACATATGGTGCATTAGTGCCTTAAAGTGTTACTTATAAGTCACATTATGTTTATTTTATTGTCGATAAGTAACCTTTGAGTAACATTACGCAGAATAAATTAAACTTTTAAAAATCCTCGCTCAAATAATGCTCCAATTGTTCTTCTATGGGCATCTTCCCAGAGTTCAATTCTTTCTGTTTTCGACATTGCTCTGCCTTGATCAAGTTCCATGTGACACTTGTTACATAAAGCAGCGATTCGATAATCTGCCGATTTAATTCCTGTGCCTTTGCCATCTCGTTGTTGATTGCTATGTGCTGCGATAACTGTTCCATCTTCTATTCCACAAATTCGACAAGGTAGTTTTCTAACAATTTCTAATAGTTTCTTATTTCTATATGTCATCTTAAAGTTCTATCTGCATTTCTATTACTAGCTTCAATTGTTCTAAATACTTCAATACTTAATTTAGCCAACTCAATTTTTAATTTTAACTCGGTATAATTTTTCTTTGCTTTGGCATGAGCATTACACCATTGTCTGTAGGCTTCAGAACCATACGCATCCATTTCTTTACCTGCCATTGATGTCTGACTACTATGATCCATTTCAACTGCTTTAATGGCTGATTTCCATGATTCTGATGCAGTCAACTCTTGGTCAGCTTTAGCAAATGCTTCTACATTATCTGCAATAAACTGTAAATGTTCGTGTGGATTAATCATTTGTTTTCTTTAATTTATGTTGAAGAATCATTTCATTCTTAAGATACTCAACTGCTTTTGTTCCTCTTTGTTTCTCAATTAAATCTAATTCTTTTCTTCTTGTAGTTAAAGGTAATGTAAGCATATGTCTTGCTTCGCATGAATTTCTGTGTGCTTCTGAATATGTATCTATCATTATTTACTCATAGTTCTGCCATAAGTGGAGAGCATTGCTCTACCAACTACAGCGATATTAAAAGAATTTATTAATACTACTGCTACCGAAGTTAATGTTCAATCGTCTATAAAGTGGCTACCACTTGTGTCTTTATAAACTTGTGCTATACCCATTTAAGTTAGCGAGGCATCATTAAGTGTGAAACTAGCCTATGTTTTCTTCCAAGCAATCCATTTAGATTCTCTGCTATCGTGTGGAGTACGACCAGACGCAAAAAACTCTCGGCTGGATTTGGTGTGGAAATTCTACATAATAAAATCAGATAAAAGTTTATGTAAAAAGACCAAACCCATGCGAGAGTTCTTTTTATCTGATTTGTATCAAGTTTCCACGCTTGATATAAGTATTATACAACAAATTTATTTAAGTTCTAACTCTGGCCACATAATCATGTAACTTTCAGGAAATAAATCTTTTCTAGTAACAAGTCCGCAGCTCTCTTTCTCCAAGGTAGCACCTAAATACATTAATTGAAGTGCTGGAATGCCTCTATGCACCCATAAAGACACCGCCGTAGGTGACACACTACATAATTTAGCAACTCTGCTTGTACCACCTAATATCGCAATTAACTGTTTATCGCTTAACATTTTTATCCTTTTAATTATTTATAAATTTATTTTACATTATTTCTTAAATTTATTGCACAAATAAAAAAGATGATGTAAAATTTAACTATTGTTTAACTAATAGGGGAGAAAACAATGTTTGATAATTTTGATATGGAAGCTGACATTCAAGAACAGAGAATGTTTTTTGAAGAAAAGCAAGTAAGAATGGTTGAAGCTTTGACTAATATGGAAAAAGGTCTTGCAACTTTAGAAGATAAACAACTTATATGGTCTGAGTGTGGTCTTAGTCGCTCATTGTTTATGGGTATTAGGAGTGTTAAATGAGCAAATATTTAGAACTTCGCAAAATTAATGTAAATGACAATACCGAAAAGAAAGGTCGTTTTACTTATTTATCTTGGGCTTGGGCAGTAGATCAATTACTTCAACTTGATCCTATGGCTACATGGGAATACAAAGAACCAATGAAGTTTGGTGACTCAATGATGGTATTTTGCACAGTTACAGCTTTTGGTAAAAGTATGACTGCTCAATTACCAGTTATGAACAATCAAAATAAATCTATGCTTAACCCTGATAGTTTTGCAGTTAATACTGCTATGCAAAGGTGTTTGGCTAAAGCAATAGCACTTCACGGATTAGGTTTGTATATTTACGCAGGTGAAGATTTGCCTGAAGATGAAGAACCTAAAAAAGAAGAACCAAAAGGAATAACCGCAGTTCCAATTACTGCACAACAAATAGGCTCTATAAACGCTTTAATTGAACAAACACAGTCAGATGAGGCTAAGTTATGTGCTTACTTTAAAAAACCTGCTATAGCCCTTTTAGATAGAGTACAAGCCAATCAAGCAATCGAGATGTTAAACAAAAAACTATTTGATAAGGAATTAGAAAATAGGTCTTTAAATTCATTAGGGGAATCAAATGTCGGTTAATAAAGCAATTATTTTAGGGTTTGTTGGTAAAGAACCAGAAACAAGATTATTTTCAACTGGTGATGGTGTTACTAACTTTAGCATTGCCACGACTGAGCGTTACAAAGATAAGTCTGGTGAGATGAAAGAACAGACTGAGTGGCACAAAATTGCTGCGTTTGGCAAATTAGCCGAGATTGCTACCAATATTGTTCATAAAGGTAGCCAGGTGTATGTAGAAGGTAAGATCAGCACACGCAAATGGACTAAAGATGGAATTGATCGTTATGTTACAGAAATTCGTGCAGAAACGATTCGTGTGTTAAATAAGGTAGAAGGCAGTAAGGAAGCAGAAGTAGGAGCAGTAAGCACTCACGCAAGTGATATGTTAAATAGTATGGATGACGAAGTGCCATTTTGAGGTAATTATGGATAATATGATTCGTGAATATGTTGCAAATAACTCACAATCATTTACTCTGCCTGTAGGAGTAGATGAGGAGAAAAAGATTTACCAATTTGATGAAATAGCGTTAATTCGCTTTGTTAATCAAGTGATGAATCGGACTAATGAGTTATCTGCAATCGTATATTCTTAAATAACTTATAGTCAGCGAATCATGTTTTACGCATGATAAGAGTAGTATTCACAATTTTTTTAGGGGAAAAAAATGTTAGTTAAAAATGAATCAAATAGTCAGCATTGGTATGACAAAAATGGTAAACCAGCTTACACAATTATGGGTAAAAATGGTAAAGAAAGAAACACCACAGTTCGTGATGCAAGAGAGCATGGATATTTACCAAGTGTAACTACAATTATTGGACTGTTAGATAAACCAG